CCGTAGATGGCGGCCATCAGAATGAAAAGTGCGAAGGACACGCACTCCCCAAACGGCCGATCGTCCACATACCGACGCACCAGCCCGAGGGCCTCGCCCGGAGGCGTGCCGCCGCCGATCAGCCCGAGGCGCATGGTTTCGCGCACGTCATCGATGCGCCACGTCCCGCCCTGAAGCCGGGACATGATCTCCATCGGGCCGGCGCTGCACTTCTCTTGCAGCTCGCGCAGTTGGCCGATGGCGAGGCGGAACCGCCGCTCGTCACCGGCCCAATCGAAAGAGATCGAGGCGTCACGGCTCATTAGGCAGCCGCCGTCCAAGCAAGCGAACCGTCGCTGACCAAGGTCACGCTGACCTGCGCCTTTTCGCCAAGAGCGACTTTCAATTCAAAGTCGGAAAGGTGCATCGACCCAGCGAAATAGCCGCCGCCCTGCGCACCCGTGCCGGAGACCTCGACGCGGACGTTCTTGGCCGTGGACGCCAGCGCCCAGGCGCGCCAGGTCGCCAGCGACTCCATCGCCATCACGCCGCTGCCGCTGATCTCGCCCGAAATGGTCTTGACCTCGCGGCCGATCCACGACGCCGCATCCGGGTCGTCGCAATCCGGCAAGGTCGTATCGACCACGTCCTTTGAGATTTTCAGCGACTTGTCAGTAAACCCGCACGGGGTCGAAAACACTTCCGGCGAAGCGCCATTGCCGATGTAGACCTTGATTTGTCCGAATTTCCGGGTCGTCGGGGCTGCCATTGTCGATCTCCTTTAGGCCGGGTCGGCAAGCGCCCGGAAAGTCATCACCCCGTGGGTCGTCTTCCCATCGGGGTCAGTCATGAGCCGCGTCGACTGGTGGCGAATTTCCACCAGCCGCCAAAACGGCAACCTCAAGTCTTGCTCGTGGATCGCACCGCGCACCGCGGCGGCAAGGCTGGCAGCCTCCGGCTTCCCGGCTGCGCGAGACCAGACATGCAGGGTGGCGTAAACCTCGACGCCGCCGACATATTCCGCGTCGTCGTCGATGACCTGCATCTCGCCGATCGAGATGTAGGGGAACGATGTCGATTGCGGTACCTGATCGTAAATCCGCCCGCCGGCCACGGTTGAGGCCTTCAGGGCCGCAACGATGGCGCCCTGAAGCTCAAGCCCGGGATCGGTCATTGCGCGGCGACCTGCTTGGCGGCTTTGTTGATGGCGCGGGACACGCTGGACTTGGATTTCTTCCGCATCGCGCGCCACGGGCCGTAGAAAAACGGGCGCGGCGTTGTGCCGGGGTGCTTGGTGCCCTCAGCCCATCCGCCCTGATCGTGCGGCGATGTCCCGAATTCGACGAAGCGCGCATAGAAGGCTTTTTCGTCGCCCGCCACGATCGTCACCGTTAGGTCGGGATCGCCCTTAATCGTCAGAGCCCCGCCGCCACCGGACGCGAGGTTTGCGGATGACGCTAGCTTCACGTCGCCCCATTCCGCTCGGATGGAGTCGCGGAGGTCGCCGGAGTCAACCGGGACCAACCGCTTCTGCATTGCCACGATCTGATCCGAGTTCGCCTTCAGGGCTCCCTTGATCGCTGTCCGCGCTGCCGCCGGCATTGCCTTCAGCTTCGCCAGCACCTTCTCGCGGCCGATCAGTTCCGTAGCCATCCACCAGCGCTCCTGCGGCTTTTGCGGCTGCGGCATGAGCGGTCGGGATCAGACCCGCCCACCCGCCGGGATAGGCAATCACAACGCCATTCGACGGCCGATAATCGAACGGCGAGGCGAAGCGAACGCGAGGCATTAGGCGCTCGTGCCGATGATGACGATGTCGTAGGTCACGGACGATCCTGAGGAACTGTTCGCGACAAGCAGGATGTCGCCCGTGCTTGCGGTCACCGTCGCGCCGGTCGCGGGGGCGACCCACATGAAGACGCCGCCGGGCTTAACCACGATCTTGTCCGTAGCGTCAGAGAAGATGCCGAGCAGCGTATTCGATCCGGCACCGCCGACCACAACGTTGTTCGTGTTGGCAGAGGCGGCCTTCACGTAGATGGCCTTGATCGTCACGAACGTCAGCGTCGCGCCTAGCGGGTCTGTCAGGCTGCCGGCAAGATCGAGGTTTTCAGTCGACGACGCCGACAGGGTGCGCGTGTCCATGAAGATCAGGTCGGCATTGCCAGACGACGTGCCGGGGGTCAGCGTGATTTCCGTCTTGGACAGGGCGTTGAACTCGGCCTGGACGGCCGACAGGTCGTTCGACCCGGCGTAGGTGCCGCGCACCCAAGCGGTAAGAACTGCATTGAGGCTGCTCATAGCGCGACTCCGTGTTCAATGGTCATTTCAATTTCAGTGCTGTCGCCGGTCGGGATGATCGAGCGAATTTGGTAATATCGCCCGCGGTATGGGCCGTTGACGAACCCGACGCGGTGCGAAGCGTCGATCTTCCTCGCCACGGTGCAGGATCGGATTGTGATGGTTCCGGTATCCGTGCTTTCGAGCTTGTCGGCCGCCACAGCTTCACGCCCAAACCGAGGCCGGAAGGCAGCCGAGCACGACCACACAGGAACCCAATCCGCCTGTTCGTTGCCGTAGCCGTCCGATTTCAACTCGCGCCGCTCAAAGGTGACGCGGTGCTGATAGGCGCCATATCCGAGCATCAGCCGAGGCGCCTTGTCTTGTAGGGGGCTACCAACGCGGAATAGGCGGGCATGTCATCGATCTTGCCGGCGCGGCCCTCGTAGAGGTGCGCCACGTGCAGATGGATGGCGTAACGCAGCGAAGCGGGAACGTCGGAGGCCGCCGAACCATATCCGTAGACCGCGGTCACCTGCACGGCGCTTGGCGTCTCGTTCGTGGTCGGCCAAGAATAATCATCGTCGAGGTAGACATGCGCGCCATGCGCAGTGGTCACCAGCGAATACCAGCCAGAGGTCAGCGTCTGCAGGCTCCCGTCGCCGTCGATGTATTTTACATGAGTGACGGACGAAGCCGGCAAAAGCGGCAACTTGATCCACTGGCAGCCCGGGAACGCCGAGAAATCGGCGCGCCACGTCTGCGAGATCAGGCAGCGGCCAAGGATCCCGGCATAGCCGTCAAGATATCCCGTCGCAACGCCGATGAGGGTCTCGATCAGCCCGTCATCGTCCTCGTGCTCGACGCGAAGTGTAACCTTTGCCTCGGCGACCGTGACGGGGCTCAGCGCTGGCGCCACTGTCCGAACCGGCATCAACGGCATGATCGGTGTCGGGATCAGCATCGGGAATTTGCTCCTCGACCGGATCGGCCGTCTCGATGATTTCCGCGGCCTTGCGGCGCAACCACCGCTCGGCGAACGCCGGCTCGAATTCGTGTTCCGAGCCGGCCTCGTAGATGGGACCGCGTCCGCGGCCCTCGGACTCGTATTGCACGGTCCGTGTGAAGCGAACGCGGGTCATAGCGTCAGTCCGTCAGGTAGGTCAGGGGCGGATTGGTCTTGCTGCCCCACAGGATGCAGGCCACCGCGCCAAGTTGCGCGTTGGTGCCGGTGTCGGAGACAGCGATGCCGACGCAGTCGAACCCGTTGTCGGTGTCCAGCTCGTCAGCGTTGAACTCGATCGCGATGACCGACAGTTCTTCGGCGTTCGTCGCGCTCGACCAGGTGTTGCCAGCCGACTGCGTTTCCAGCGTCCACGTGCCCGGAAGGGTGGACGCATGGCGCTTGGTGTAGATTTTGGTGAAGTTCAGAGCCTTCGCCGAGGTGCCGGCAACCGCCGTCGCCTGCGTAACGGTGAAGGTCGGGTCGTCACCCGCCGTCCCGATCGCCTTGAGGACCAAGAAAGTGCACTTCTCGTAGTTCTTCATGCTCACGTACGTGGCAGAAGTCGCGGTCTGAAGGTCCTTAACCGCAAAAATGTGGACGTTCGCCTGTTCGGCGAAAAGCGCATTGAGGTTCATTGGTCTTTCTCCGACCAGGGGAAGGGGATGCGGGCGGCTAGCCGCCCGCGCTAGCCTCAGCGCGCGGCGAGGGTGACAAAGGGCGACAGTGCGAAGCTGCCGTCACGCGACGCCACGGACGAAGCCCACCAGGGCTGACCGCCGATGCGGAGCGTGAACTTGAAGGCCGTCAAGTCCTGGTCGAACCACAGGTGGATCGAGGTCTGAGACTTCAGGCCACCAGCCTTGATCAGCGCGAGGTACTGCGACAGGTCGACAAAGCCGATGTCAAACACGTCGCCGACCGTTTCGCAGACCTGATGCGGGATAACCGGCCGGCCGAAGAGCGTGCCATAGGGGTTGTTCGACAGGCCCCCCGGCGGCAGGTAGACCGGCATCTGTCCAAGGGTCATCAGCGACAGCTGCGGCTCGGCATCCGGATGAATAAGCCAGATGGCATTCATGCGGTTCCGGCTTGGCATCGCCGCGTACATCTTCACGACGTTGGCCGCGACGATGGTGTCAGCCGTCTGGCCGGGCTCGGCTGCAACGGTGACAAGGGCCGGCGAGTTCAGGAAGCCAAGAGGCTGGCCGACGCCATTGCCGCGGGCAATCGCATTGCTGACCTTGAAGTCGATTTTCTCGGCCGCCTTGCGAGCCACATAGGAGCCCATGGCAGGGGCGTCTTCGAGAAGCTCCTCGGTCATCGGCACCAGAGCCGCCAGCTTGTGCAGCCGAACGGTGTTGTCGCCGATCTTCGGCTTGGTCTGCGTCATGGCCGACGCTTCAGACTCCCAATAGGCCTGGATGCCATCAGAGCCCCACGGAACAGTGGAGTCGGACGGATAGGTCATCGAGTTCCCGGATGCGGTCTGCTGATCACAGCGCGAAAGAAGACTGTCCTCGCCAAGGACTCGCTCCAGAATGGTCGCGCGGTATTCCGGGGGAACAGCAAAGCCACCATCGCCACCGGCGCCCTCGTTCCCATAGGTCGACGCGGTCGCCGCCATAAGACGCTGATCGACATCGCCACCGCGAACGCCGGCCGTGCGAACCGCCGCCACGTATTCGCCGAAGTGGCGGAACCCGTAGGTCGCCGACTGCCGCGCGGTCTGGCCGAGAACCTGCGCACGCGGGCGCTCGGGCACGGTCTCGGCCGGGCGGGCGCGCTCGCCGCGGGCCTGCGGGCGGGCGGGAGCGTCGTCGTCGAAGGCTTCGGCATCGGCCACAGTGCGGCGACCGGCCGACGCATTCAGTTCGCCAGCCTGCGCAATCGCACGCTCGCGGCGCCCGATTTCGGCCTTGAGGCGATCGAATTCCGCGGTATTCTCGTCGATCTGCTTGGCCTCTTCGTTGTCGAGGTCCCGCTTTTCGGCGTCGGATCGAGCAAGAATTGCCTGCGTGTCAGCGACAAGCTCTTCCTGCCGCTCACGGTACTGCATGATGATAGCGTCCATTGACAACTCCTGTCCGGACCTGTTTCGCCTGACGCGGTCGTCGGAGCGGCGCTTACGCCGACCGCGCCGCAGGCCTCTTCGTGAGCAGATGCGCTCGCATCTGGGTCACAGCGGATACCGCCGCCTGGCGCCGAGGGCCCAGGACGGTCGGCAGATTTCGGAACGCAAACCTCTTCGGGTCAGCCTTGGCGGCAATCGCCATGTTCGGCGCAATGCTGTCCGCAAAGCCGTTGTCGACCGCCTCTTGAGCGGTCATCCATGTTTCGACGCGCATCAAGTCGCGACACTGCGTCGAAGATTTCTTGGTCCGGGCAGAATAAATCGACGCCATGGCCTCGGAAGTCGCGTCAAGACGTTCGGCCGTCGCCCGAAGCTCATCAGCGTTGCCGGCCGCGAAGGTCCATGCGTCGTGGATCATCAGAAAGCCGGCTTGAGCAATCTCTATCTTATTCCCGGCCATGGCGATGATGGAGGCTGCAGACGCGGCGACCCCATCCACGAAGACATTCACGCTGGCGTCGAAATTCGCGATCTGCCGATAAATGGCGAGACCTTCAAACACGTCGCCGCCATACGAATTGATCCGGACATCAAGCGTCGAGACCTTGCCGACCGCCTTGAGATCAGCCGCAACCCGAGAGGCCGTTACCCCGTCTTCAACCCATCCAGACCCAATGTCGCCGTAAATAAGCATTTCAGCGCGGCCGGCGGCGCGCACGGAGAGGCGATAGCTGCTCATGGCGCGGGGGGCTCCGTCGTCTGGGTCTGTGCTGGGGCCGGGAGAACCGGGGTTGCAGGCGCAGGCTCGGCGCCGATCCGATCAAGCGGCACATACTGAGCCTGCATGACGCGAATATCGCCTTCCGGGCCAATCGTGTTTTCACCTTCGCGGCGCAAGATATCGTTGACGCTATAAGCGCCAATTTCGCGCATCGTTTTGTAGAATGCAGACCGGCTTTGCGCGTCACCGCGCATCAAAGCCTTCTCGTCCATGTTCGTGTAGTAGCTGTTGCGGTTCTCAAACCCGAACAACTTGAAATCAGCTTCCTCTTCGAACCTCTTAACCCAAGGCATCACCGAGTCGGTCACGACCTCGATCGACTGGTGTTCGATGTTCGAGAAGGTGGCCCGAAGAAGGTGCTGCACCTTGTGCGGAGGGACGCCAAACCAGCGGCATACTTCCTCGACAAGATGCTGATTTGTTTCGATAAACTGAGACTTTTCGGGGTCCGTCTGAACGGATTTGAATTCCATGTCTGCGTCGAGCGGGACGACCTTGTTTGCTTTGCCGGGCCCTTTGTACAGCTTCTCCATTTCGGCCATCAGGATGTCGAGCGCTTCCGGCGACATGGCCTTTTTCATCTGGATGACGCCTGACACGTTCATCCCGTTTCCGAAGAATGCGGCTCCAAACAATTGGGCAGCCCGCGCCCAGCCGATCGACTGTGCGGCGTAGTCCATCACGTTGACGCCGACCGGGCCTTCCCCAAACCCACGCACGTGGAACACGTCCATCATGCCGAGATAGGCAATGCCGGCCACTCCGTTGTTGATCTGATAGACCAGTTGCCCGGTCGCCAAATCTCGCGTGACCTCGACCCGTTCCGGGTGGATTGGGTGCATCCACAAGGGGCGCCCGGCCGCATCCCGCTCGATCTCTGCG